AGAAAGCCGCCGAAAGGGTCGCTGTAACTGCCGGCCTCGTCGCTGCCGGCGGTAGCCAGGAAGCGCAACCGCTCGTCGCTGACGTGCCCTTGCTGCGTGGCCTGCATCACCGCCGAGAAGAACTCACGGGAGGTCTTGAACCCACGCTTGGGGTCGGCCTCCAGGGCGGCGCGGGGATTGCTCACGCGGGTTTCGCCGATTCCGCGGGACTCGCCCGGCAGCAGCGGCTCGGGGGCGGTGCGGGCCTCGTCCTCGTCCTGCTTCACGCGATCAAGCGTGGCGTTGATGCGGTCCCGCTCCGCATGGTTGGCGTCGAGTTGCGTCTGCTGCTCGGCGGTCAGCGAAGCGCCTTCGGCCAGCCCGTCCAGAATGGCCTCCGATTCGGCACGGAGGGCGGCCCGGCGGGTTTCCAGGGCCTTGACTCTTTTCTTGTCCACGGTGACTCTCCTTGCGAAAACTGGTGGTTGCCCGCGTGCAACCCGCCGTTGGCGTGGAGGATCGTGGACGAAATAAAAACGGCGGACGAAAAACAAACTCCCGATTTCTCGGGGTCTTGCTTCTCGCCCGCCGTTGGCGTGACGGATAGCGAATTATGGTATTGGGGAGGCTGGCGGCCGTTGGCCTGCCATCTTCCCCACGGCCATCAGGATACCGCCTTGCGGCGGTTCTTGTCAAGTCGTTTTTTTCGCCCACGGCGGGGCGGGGCCGATTCGGCCGCCTCGACCGGAGGCGGAAGCCAGCGGGGACCGAAACTATAGCGGCGCAGGAATATCCGCTGGATGGCGTCGGTAATAGGCACACTGGGGGGTGTATTTCGGATCATCGGTATCGCTCCAGTTCGAGCTGCTGGCGGGCGATTTCCGCCTTGCGGCGAGAGGCAGCCGCCCGGCCGGTGGCCATGCGTTCCACGGCTTCCTGTAGCGTTTCCACCCGGTCGGCCATGCCGCGGGCCACCGCCTCACGGGCGGAAAACATGCGGCCCTGCCCATACTCACTGCGCACGATCCGCTCCTGCTCGTTGCGGTTGCGGGCCACCGCCTTGATGAAGGTCTCTCCGGCCTCGTTCACACGCCGCTGCAATTCCGCCTGGGCTTCGTCAGACAGGGCCGCGTCCGGCGTAAACTCAGCCTTATAGGCCCCGTAGGTAACATAGGTAGGCTTCAGCCCCTGCATTTCGTTTGCTGCCGAGAAGTCGTAGTGGACCGCCAAAACGCCAATCGACCCCACTTCGCCCGACGGCGTGATGGACAACTTCTCGGCCGCCGAGGCGATCCAGTAGGCGGCGGAGGCGGCCATAGAGTTGGCCACTGCCCAGATCGGCTTGCCGTTGCCGCGGGCGGCGAAAATCTTGTCGGCCAATTCGGGCGTGCCCGCATAATTGCCGCCCGGAGAGTCCACGTCCAGAATGATTCCGCCAACGGCCTCGTCCCGCAGCAGGGCGTCGAACTCCCGGCCGATGCGCTCGGTGCTGGTGCCTCCGCTGGCCTCGTCCATCATGCCGGCCCGCTGCGCGATGGTGCCGTAGATGGGCAGCACGGCGACGGATCGCTGTATGCTGCTGGCGGCATTGTTGCGGTTGGAAATGGAGAGCCGCTCGACCGTTTCGGCGTCCACCAGCAGGCCATCGCGGCGGGCGTGCAGGAACGCCAGGATGGCGTCCATCTTGGAGGGCAAGATGGGCCAGATAGACCCGTCCAGGTTTCGGAGAATCGCGTCATAGGCCATAGCCAAAGCCTCCCTTGATAATCGCGGACACCTCGGCGGCCCGCGTGGTTTTCCAGGTTTCCAGAATGCCGGGGATGTCGGCGCCGTCGGCGAACAACGGCGCAGCGGCCCGCCGTATCTCGCAGGCCACTCGGGCCACGTCGACGTCACCGCCGCCGTCGCACCGCCAGGCCGTCGCCGTGTTTTGCAAGGCGTCGGCGAAGCTGACCGTCTGCTTATCGTAAAATCCGTTCGCCCAGGTCCGCCACAATTCCATGTTTTCGGCGGCGCGGGGGGCTCGGCGTTCCATGCCCTTGACCTCGGCAACCGCTATCCGGCGTGCGCCATCCTCGATAAGCGGCGTGAAAACCGCCTCCCGCTTGGCCCTCTTTCGCCGCGGCCGGTCTGCACCGTCGCCATACTCGTCCTGGTCGTCTTCCGGGGCTGGCACGGGCTGCGGCTTGCGCTTGGGGGTGCCCTTGCCGGGTTGGCCGCCTTGTTCGTTCTCGTCCGGCCCGCCGCCGGCAGGCTGCATGTTGAGCGGGTAACGCGGGATGTCGCCGCCGGCAATCGGGTTGCGGTCCTCCAAGGCGCGGGCTTCGTTGACCAACTCCCACCCCCCCTGGATGGCAATGTTATGGGCTTGGTAGCGGGAAAGCATGTCCCCGCGGAGCAAGGCGTCTAGAGCAATCTTGGTGTAGATGTCGGGGTCGCTCACCAAATCCCGGTCCACCGCCTGCTCGAAACGGCAGGCCAGCGGCCCCAAGGTATACATCACGAACTCCAGCGACGCCTGCTCCACGGTGGCCCGCGGGTCGCTGTTGCGAATGTTCAGCATGTGCGACGGCACCCCGAAGAAACGGCAGATGTCGGCGGCATTGGCGTCCAGCGATTCGAGCCATTGGCTGTCGCGGTTGGTCAGCCCCAATTCGTGCAATTCCATGCCATCCTGAAGGACGGGCGGGTTGCCAGCGTTCTCCGGGCCGCCGTGCAACTTCCGCCAACCGGAGCGGAAGTTCTTTTTTGCCTCGTCGCTCCAACGGGGGCCGGCAGGCCGCGAAATCCAGAATGTGGGCAAGCCGCCGTTGCGGAACAGGCTGGCCCCGTGCGTCTGCTGGGCAATGGACAGGCCGACGGTGTTGGCGGCCGATTCCAAAACGCTGATGCCCGTCACCCCGTTTGTGCTCATCCCCCGGATATGCAGCACATCGGACTGAGCCAGCCATTCCTCGCCGCCATCGCGGCGTCGGTACTTGTAGCGCAGCCTATCTCCAATCCAGTCAGGACGCACGCAGTCTGGGTCAAGCGGCAACAGCTCCGGCCCCTCGGGGCCGCTGACGATGCGGTTGTAGTAGTTGCCCCGCAGACACAGATGCGTCACGCCCAAGTCGAGCCAGTCCTGTGGGGTTTGCCAGGAATTAGGCCGATCATGCAAGGTACGCCAGAGGGGATGGTCCTTCGCCTGGTCGCTGGACCGATCACCCGCCTTGCGATACACGCGGAAGGGAAGCGATCCCAGCGATTCGCGCAGCACACGGACGCAGGCGAACACCGCGCCGACACGCATGGCGTTGTCGGGCTTTACCACCACTCCCGATGCAGTTGGCGTGTTGGGATGCGGCGTGTACCAGAAATCGTCGGTCGGTCCCGGCCGGACAGCCCGCGGAATAACGGAACTCAGCACGGCGGCAAGGTCAATCATTTCGGAGTCCCCTTGATATGCCGATTCCTACGGCAGTTAGAAGGATGCCCAGCAACAGCAGCCCCAGGCTGGCGTGCAAACACCATGCGCCGGACACCAGCGACACGGAGCCGGCGACTATCAGCGTGTTGGGGATCAATAGCTTAGACATAGGTGCCATCGTCTGTCGCGTATTCCTCTTGAGTTTCCCACGCCTCCTCCTCGGTGGGGGATTCGGTTTGTTGCTCCATTAGATCGTCAACGTTGAATACGGCATCGGGCGTGTCGTAGGCGGAGACGCCCTCGGCCTGCATTCGCATGGCGTATTCCAGGGCCATGATGCCGGACACAATGCCGTCGATCTTGCGGTGGTCGCCGTGCGGCGGCTTGACCGGCCGCTTGTTGGCGTTGGCATCGGTCTTGACGTGGACGTGGCCTGCCTGCCAGGTGAGCACCGGATTGCCGTTGTGGTGCAGGGCCTCATTCAAGAGCATTCGCTCATATTCGGCCGTCGGCCCGGCGTATTGCGTGATCGTCTGGGCAAACTCGACGCATACGATCCCGTGTTCGTCGCCCAATTGCTTGGCGAAGTCTCGGGCATACATGCGGTCGTATGCGATGCCCGCCAGGTCGAATTGCGCGGCCGCCTCGGCAATCGCCGCCTCCACCGGGCCATAATCGTCGCCCATCAGTTCCAGGCAACCGCTCGCCAGCCATGCGGGGATGTTGATCTTGTGCCGATACTTTTCCTGCGCCTGCTCAGGTAGCCAGAAGCGCACCAGTTGCCGAAAGACCGGGCGACCGTTTTCTTCCCACGGAAACACCAGGGCCAGCGCGGTCATATCGGAGGTCCGCGAGAGGTCCAGTCCGCCGTAGCAGGGACAGCCCAGCATGTCGGTCCCGGAAAACTCGCGGCGGTTGGCCGCCCAAGCGTCAGGCGAGAGCCACTGATTGCTGGCCCGCTGCCATATATTCAGGGAATAGCGCTTGAACGTGGACTCTTCGGCGGCCCGCCCCTTGGCGGCGGCCACGTCTTCACGCAAAGACTCGGCAGCGAAGGTCGAGCCCAGCGACGGGTTTGCCTTCCGCCAAACATCCTCAGAGGTCCAATCGTCTTCCGGCGCCGCCTCGTAAATCAGCGGCAGAAAGGCGTCGTCCCGTATTTCGCCGGCCAACACCTGCCGGGCACGCTGGAGCTCCGAATAACACACCGATTGGTCGTCGTCGCCGGCCGTGGTGATTACGAATTGCAAGGGTTGACGGCGGGAGCGGTAGCCGTAACGTAGCGTGTCCCACAGGTCGCGGCCACGCCACACATGCAACTCGTCGATGATGCAGGCGTGGATATTCAACCCCTCTTTGCCCCCCGGCTCGTTTGACAACGCGCGATACCACGAGGCCGTGGCGTGGTAGCCGATGTTGTGCGTGGACTTGTTGATTTTCAGGCACCGCGACAGTTCTTCCGACGCCTCGGCCATGCGGATTGCCTCGCCGTGGACAATGCCCGCCTGGTCCTTGTCGGCGGCGGCGGAGTAGATTTCCGCGCCGCCCTCGCAGTCGGCGCACAGCATGTATAGGCCGATGCCGGAGGCGAGCGTGCTCTTGCCGTTCTTCTTCGGAATCTCCACGAACACCCGACGGAAGCGGCGTGTGCCGTCGGCCCGCACCCAACCGAACAGCGGATAGATAAGGTCGTCGCGCTGCCAGGGGAGCAATTCAAACGCCTTGCCTCGCCACTCGCCTTTTGAGTGCCGCAGATACTTGGGAAAGAACGCGGCGGCGTGCTCGGCGAGCCGTTCGTTGAACCGGCAGCCGTCGCGGAAGGCTAACTCATCGTGAAGGTTGCGAAACCAACGACGCTGCGACTTGATGCTGGCACG